ATACAACCTTGACATTAACTTTATTAATAAAAAGTATGCAGGGTTGTTTATTTATCACCAATGTTATTATCATGCAAGAAACAGGTTGAAACAATAGAGAAAATATAGATAAGGGTTGATATTATGGCTAAAGCACAGTCTAAAACCAAGCCTAAACAAAAGGCAAAAGCACAAGAAAATGATTTATCACATATTACACCTGAACAACAACAGGAGTTATTAAGACAAGCCAAGATACAGTACATAAAAATGGATTTTTGGGCTTATTGCCAAGAGATGGACGGAGAGTTTTTTTCTGATAATAAACCTCACTTAAAGAGGATAGCCAAAGCATTGCAGGCGGTATACGAAGGTAGAATTAAGAAGTTGTCTATTTCTCTACCGCCTAGAGCAGGGAAAAGTTATATTATTTCAATGTTCTGTTCATGGACTATAGGCAACCGTCCCAAAGATACTATAATGAGATGTAGTTGTGTTACTGGACTTGCGGAGGATTTTTCATACTTTATTAGGGGTACGATAGCGGATAACGAAAAGTATCATGTTATATTTCCTGATGTAAGGCTGAAAAAGGATAGAAGCAAGATAGAGGATTGGTCTGTAACGGGTAGCAAGAGGTCAACTTATTTTTGCGCAGGTGTAGGCAGTAATATCATTGGTAAAGGTGCTAATATGGTCGCTATACTTGATGATAGCTTGACAGGTATTGAAGCGGCTATGTCGCCTACTATGGTTGAGAAGTCATGGTTATGGTACACTTCTGATTTTGATAGTCGTATTGAAAAGAATTGTCCAAGAATTAATATCGGCACAAGGTGGACTAAAAAGGATATTATAGGACGATTAACTGACCCTTATAGTGCTGAATATCAAGAGGATTGGGAAACTATAGTCGTTCCTGCGCTTGATGAAAACGGAAAAAGCTATTGTGAGGAAATTATATCTACAGAAGAATTGTTAGAGAAGAAAAAATTGTTGCCTGACTTTATATGGGAAGCTGAATATATGCAAAATCCTATTGAAAGTAAAGGTTTATTATATCCCGTTGAAGATATGAAAAGGTTTAAAATGAGTGAGTTAAAGGGCAAGCCTGATGCTATATTTGGTTTTACTGATACAGCCGATAAAGGCGCTGACTTTCTTTGTTCGGTTATCGGAATGAAGTATGGCGAGGATATGTTCATTACTCATGTCCTATACACGCAAGACCCGATAGAGATTACAGAGCCACTAACAGCAGCACTTATTATTAAAAGTAATTGTGAGATTATGAGGATAGAAAGTAACGCAGGGGGGCGGTCATTTGCACTTAACCTAAGAAAATTACTCAATGGTAAAAGTAATTGTGCAGTAATATACGAAGCTACTACACAGAACAAAGAAACAAGAATGCTGATGAAAAGCGGTTATATCAAAGAACATTTTTACTTCTTAGAGGATATTGAACCGGGAAGTGATTATGATAAATATTTTAGAGCATTAACAAGTTATGTAAAGATGGGTAAGAACGAACATGATGACGCTCCTGATGGTACAACTGGTTTAGCTGAATATACCGAAAACATAACAGGCAGTAATGGGGCGGCGAAAGTAAAGGCAAAGAATGGGTATGAAGATGACGACGATGACGATATTGTGGCATACCCTACAATGTTTGATTTATAGGGGGTGATGATGTGGAAATAGTTTATACTGCAATATTAGTTATATCCAACTTGATATTTCTAAATATTGGCTTGAAGGTGTATGCGCCAAAGGAAGAGAAGAAGCAAAAAACACCTTCTCAATTCAAAAGGATAATCAGAATGGCAACGGAGCCTATCGGCAAAAAGAAAAGAGAAGAAAGGTCAACAAGTCCATTTGATTTGGGTATGTAAGCACACCAAGAAAGGAGCGGTGAGATAGTGAAAGATGAAGAAAAAACCAAGTTAGGTATTAATCCTAACAATGAAGATGAAATGAAGTTGGCAGTCAAAGCAATATCAGACCAAGAGTATGCAGAAGCGCACAAGCAAGAGATTATGGAAATACTGCATGACGAATATTATATGTATATCGGCAGGCACTGGGACACAAAAATTGCTCCGAGGTCAGAAGAAGGAAAGAAGAATTGTTATAACAGCGTTGATAATTATATATTCCCTACTATTAACAATATGAGAAGTGCTTTAACTGCTAATATGCCCGAGGTCAAAATTAAAGGCATTGAGCGTGATGATGATTATGTTGCAAATAAGCTAGAAAACATAGTTGCTCATGTAGTTAGACAAAACAAATTCCCTAGACAATGGCGAAGGATTGTAGACCAATTCATACAATATGGTCCCGCTATTGGAATGGTTACATGGGATAATGATTGGGTTGGCGGTTCGGGTCCTAACAGATGGATTGGAGAAGTTAAAGTCCAATACGTCAAGAAAGAGGAGATTTACTTTGACCCTGCAATACTAGACTTAGAAGAAAGGTTACAAGATTGTAGTTATATTCACAGAAAGTTGAGAAAGAAACTACCGTACTTCAAGGAACGTTTCGGAGATATAGGGGAATTAGTCGTACAAGATTATGACATGGAAAACAGAGCCGATAGTTCAGAAGTAAATGAGGGGGCAGACCCCCAACAAGCTACACTTATTGAGAGATGGCGCAGAGGTAAGCCCGATTTTATATCTAAGGCATGGAAAGATTACTTCAACGAAAAGGCAGATACGGCTGAGATGGAAGATAAACCGTGGAAAGCCCAAGAATACAGAGATAAAGCAAAAGGCATATTAAAGGGTGTTCACGTTGCCTATATCGCTAATAACATGACATTAGAGTATATACCTTATGTGTATGAAGATGGCTTATATCCATTCGTTTTTAGAGTTCTGTACCATGACGAAGAAGAGCCTTTGGGAATTGGTGAAATTCGCAATATCAAGATGCCACAAATCATGTATAACCTTGCTGACGAAATACAAGTTGCTTCAATGGCTAAACAAGGGCTTAACAATAAGTATTACAATGAAGGTGCTATTGGAAGGACACAACTTGACAATATTAGAGCCAATCAAAACAAGGGCGGTCAAGCGTTCCCCGTTAATGATATTCAAGGGATTAAAGATGATGTTGGTCCGAGGGTTCCGCAAGAAGTAATTATGTATAGGGGTGAAAAGAAACAAGTAATTGATTCAGTATCACAAAACACTGCTATACAACAAGGTCAATCGATAGGCAGTAGAACACCATTAGGCGTAGTTGAAGAATTAGGACAAAGGGCAGACCGCAGAAGTAAAGAGAAGTTGAAAATTTTGTCCGAGTTTTACGGCGAAATGGTAGGACTTATTGTTAATAGAGTAGCCGAGTTTTATACAGAGGAACGCCAAATAAGGATTATGGGCGAAGATAACGCAATAGACAGAGAAATTGCAAGGGCAACAAAGGAAATAGCAAGAATAACTAATCCCGAAGAACAATATGTAATGCTTCAACAATTAGTAGGCATTATTCAAGGGCAACAAGAGCCTGAACGGTCAATGACATTCTCTAACCAAGAACTTAAGAAATCATGGGAAAGAGAAACAGGCAAGTTGGAAGAATTTATTCCGGAATTTGATATAGAGGTCAAAATTAAAGATGCAAGACCTGACGACCAAAACTACATTAGCAATATCGCAACAATGGCATTACAATTAGGTGCTATTGGTGAAGAAGCATACTGGAAAGCAATACTTGAAGGTAAGTTGCCAAGAATTGAGGACATAATGGCTGAACTCCAAGCCAAAAGACAAATGATGGCTGAAATGGGGCAATCTCCCGAACAGCCGAGAGGAACTCCTGCTAATTTGAGTGTGGAGTAGTTCACTTAACTAAGAGGGGTGGTGGTATTCGTGCCAAGAAAAAGCAAGGGCAAGAAGAAACCATATTGAAAGGAGGTGGTCTAAAGTCTAATAGGGCTAATCCCCCTATGCACAGTCAAATAAATTTAAAGGAGAGTTTGAAATGTTAACATTAAAAGAAACATCGGGAATGATGAATAGCTCAGATTACAAGGAAAGATTTAGAGGAGAGTATTTACAGCTAAAAATCAGAATGAATGGATTGAGTGCTATGCTTAAAAAGTACAAAGCAGGCGAGCTTAATTTCACACCTTCGTGCAGTTATGATTTATTGAATGGACAGTTTAAGTCTATGGATTTATACGCTTCGTTCCTTGAAGAACGTGCCGAGATAGAAGATATAAATTTAGATTTTTAGAAAGCAACATATTAATTAAATAGCAATACCATAAACACCTTAAACGGTGTATTTTTTATGCCTAAAACCAAGGCAAATATTTTTAAGGAGAGATTGAAAAT